AGCAAATATCTGTGTCGTCATACACTTTTGCTCCACAACACTCTGATCTATTCATGTTAACCCTCCTTTTGAGTTATTGGTCTTTTATCCTCAGAACTGTATTGATCCATAAAGTTCATTAGATCTTTTAATATCCAATTCAAATGTTGTTCACACTTTTGGCAGCTTTTGGCTTTGGTGCATTTTTTACACTTCATACTAAAACCTCCTCCATAATTTGAACTCTTCTTCATGCCAAACCTCATAACTTGAATTGAAACCCATTGGTACATATACTTTCCAATATCCATCTTTTAATTTTTTAACTAAAACCGCAGCAAACCCCTCTATAACCTCAGCCTCTTCGACTAGATCATCAATTTTATATTTAGTCATCTTTGTAACTCCTTTTTATTTATTATTTTTAAAATATTCTTCTAATGCTTTCCATACTACTTGCTCTGTTGCCATTATTTTTTTAGCAAGTAAAGTTTCTGTTCTTTCATCTTCCTTAAACCATTCACTTCTCCATAGGTAGTATGACTCTTCAAATAATTGCCCTACTATATCCTTGATATATTCTTTACTTATTGTAATGTCTTTGTCGTTAACTTTGACTTTCATCTTTGTAACTCCTTTAACACTATCCATTGTTTTTTGTTAATTGACCATAATAGTTTCCAATTTTTAAGATCACCAATAAAATCAACTGCTTTTTGTTTTTCGTCAAAACAATATAATTCACATCCTAATTTGTAAGCTGTATAGTCCATTATCTTTGCAACTCCTTTTTCATATTGATTTGCTTGGTTAACATCAGGGCGGTTTCTCGCCATGAATCGGTGTTATTCCGCTCAATGTTTAAATCTGTCTGATATTTGGCTATTATACCGCCTATCACTATGATTAATACTGCATTGATCATTTATTACTCTCCTTTGGTTAATTTCTTAATTCTTCAACTGATGGACAAAAATCACTTTGTATTGCATCTAATATTTCTGCATATTCTTGATTTGTCATATTTGCACTATTTGGCTCTAGTAACTCAACTAAATGATGATGAAACCCATCTTCTGTTAAATAAAATTCATTTGTTTTTTTATTTACTCCCGTAAACTCATAAAAAAGATTTATTAAGTCTTTAATGATTTTTAATTGATTATTATTCATTTTTTATTTTCCTTTGGTTTGAAATAGTTTAAAGTTTTTAAATGAATCTTTTATTTCATCATCTTCTTCTAAAGCAATTTGAATTAAGGTTGAATCTTTTACTTTCTTTTGAATTGCATCATAGATTGAGCATTCTTCATTGATGCCTAACTCATTCATGCAATACTCCTTTGTATGATGTCCATGAGATAATTTGATAAAATCTATAAATTCTTGTTCACTCATTACTTACTCTCCTTTATGTATAGATTTACCCACTTATTTGTATTTGTTGATCGTAACCCTTTACTATCAACATCTACCTTGTAAACATCTGCTTTAATATTGCCGCTTTCATCATCAAATACATTTAAATCATAGATTTCACCCTTGTATTTGCAATCTTCCCAAGTTTCCCAACCTTCATATAAATCATCTTGTTGATTGACAATTTTATTAGCTTGTTCTGTTAAAAATATCTTTGCTGAATCTGTTAATCTCATTATTTCACTCTCCTTTTACTTTCTCCGAGGGGTAAGGGTGGGGCGTTGCTATGCGGAGCTACCCCACCCTTTGAGGGAGAAAATGTTATTTTGTTCTTTGATTCCAATTATCTAATCTTTTGTTATATTCTTTTAAGGCGTTGATTTGATCCATACACCCAAAAATTAATTTTCCTTGCAAAATGGATGGAATTTGCGGCTTTACTGCCATCGTAATTGCATCATCATAATTACTACATGAGATAAACCATGCACTTTCCACATCCTCATAAATATCATATTCATCTATTCCTTCATTCATCAAAGCAAATTGTAAAAAAGATCCTAATTCATGTTCACCTTCTAAAATGGTTTCAATACTCCAATTTTCATTATCATAGGATGAAATAAATCCATCGTATGAGGTGTAATTATCCTTTAAATACTGATTCCATTTACTTTTATGTTTATTCCAATAGTTAACAATGTTTTTTGCATCAGGGATAATTCCTACCTCAATAGAATCATTAGAAAAATTATAGTATTTCGGAGATACTAAAGATTGATACTCAATAGATTTTACTAGCTTTAAATCCTTTAATATGCTTTCCACTACTAAGGTAATTTCTTGAGATACTTCTTGATAATATGCCTTATAATCAAATTCCAAGTCATCAAATTCAATCGGATCTAAATTATTTTCTAGCCTTGTGTCATTAATATGATCTAGTTCAAAGTCCTCATTAGGTTCATAGATTGATCCATAAAACCCGTTAAATCCTGGTAAAAATGTATTTACTTGCATAGCTTTTATTCTCCTTTGGTTAAATAATTAATTCTTGTTCTCTTAAATCATCTTCCATTTTATATAGAAGTTCTTCGCCCACTATATAGGTGTACATATTCACCACACTCTCAGCACTTGAAAAATCGGTTGTAACCTCTCCAAAATTGAATTGCTCATATTCTTTTATGGTTTCAATGATTTCAAAAGTATTTTTACCACACCATTTTTTAGCCTCATAAGTACCAATTATGTAATAATCAGTATTAAAAATCTCATGGTGTAATTCGTTTATATCTGAATGTCTATTCAGATTTTCTTTGATATATTCCTTATTTTCTATTAAGTAATCGTCTATATGAGTTTGAATTTCATCTTGTTTGTAATACATGGTTTTATTTCTCCTTTTTAGAGGGTGAAAAGCAATTCCACCCCCTAACTTTCCTATTAAAAAAGGGTTTATTGATTTTTGTCTAAGTCGGTTAAAGAAATCATATGTTTGTGTATTTCTCTTGATAACTTTTTAGCTGAATCAATCCAACTTTGATCAATATCATCTTTGGTGAAACCTTTATCCATAGCATAAGCAAGTACATATAATAGTTCAGATGCCTTGTCTAATTGATTTAATGTTTTTTCCATTTTTTCTCCTTGTTAACTGTTTCTATTAGCTCCGCATGAGCTATCTAATATTACTAAGTAATAATTGCCATTCCTAATAAAAAGTAATAATAAGTTATATAAAGTATTACAAAGTTATATGATATAATATAAGACCGCACCGCAACCGCACCGCATTGTAAATACCTGTTTTTATTATACTTATGGAGCATTATATATTAGAATAAAGTCCGCATTGCCTATTATAAGGAGCGCACAAAACAACGAACAACAAACCATGTCAACCACCCCCCCCCATACCTGCTCCGACAAATGCACAGGGGGCGTATTATACAACCCAGATAATTTTTTATGCCTAAAAGGCTTTTTCTATGTGTTGAGATTAAGGGAACTATAAGTGTATGTTTTCGTTATACTTATATGCCAAGAAAGAAAAAGTCTAAGACGGAAGTGATCAAGCAAGCTACAAAAAACGCGCAGGACAATCCTTATTTAAAGACATTTCTTGCTGAATATGAAGAAGAAACAGGCTTAAAAACACGATTTACAGCACAAAAAGACAAGTTCTTGACATACTTAGTAGCCAACAACGGGTTTATATCCCACGCTGCTAAAGAAATGGGTTATTTCCCACAATCGGTACGATTCGCAATGAAAGGTGATCCTGCATTTCAGCAGGCAGTCAAAGAAATACAACAGGGATTCTTAACCGATAGATTGGATGAACTCGAAAAACTTTCCTTCACACAAGCGGGTAAAGCGGGCAATGTAACCGAGCGTATTTTTCAGCTCAAAGCACACGACCCAGGTAAGTATAGGGACAGGACAAATCAACAGAATACACAGGTGAATGTGATGGTTTCTGGCACTTCACCAAAGGATAGGGAAGCAATATTAAAAAAGATGAAGATAAAGTAGATGGAAAATTTATCAAAAGCAGTATTAAACAATAAAATGCAGAATGATAAGTACGATTATGAAACTGCTTTAAAGTATAATATACAACCCGATGAAACAGGTCATTGGCAAAGTCGAGTTCCATTTGGGGAGGATGAAGGGTTAATATTAAAATTAAAAGGTCATCCAACAATCGCTAAAACATTTGCAAAAGAGTTAGAATTAGGTTTTTCAATTTATAAAAAAAATGATAATGACCGTTTATATAGTTTAAAAACTAACCCAGGTAAAGGTTATACCTTAATAGCTAGTCCTAAGATGGTGAGTATTTGAAAAAAAATGAAGAAAAACTAAGCAGATTGGAACGAGAAGCCATCCGCGACAACATTCACATGACTCCTAAAGATATTTATGAGGTCTATCTACGAACATCGTTTGGGTTAACCCCATTTATGGCTACAGAAGCCACACAATTTGCGTTGGATCTCTTCCAATTAGACGATAATGGCAAATTACCACTGGATTGGGAAATGTGGTATAAGGGTCAGGCTTAGTGGAAGTTAACATATCGTATAGAGATGGTGAAGGGAACGCAACCTCGCCTTTAGATCATCAGGAAGAGTATCATTTATTTACGGGCTGGAGCAAACATCATGTACTCGCTGGGTCACTGGGTACAGGGAAAACAGAAGCTATGTGTATGGAGGCTATCCATCAAAGTGCAGCATTTCAGGGCAATTTAGGATTAATGGGCAGAAAAGTATTGGATTCATTTAAAAAATCTACGCTCATCCAGTTGCTCGATCTTGGTCAGGGGTTTATTGACAAACATCGCGCCCAAGACCGAGAAATTATCTTTAAAAACAGGTCTAAAATCGTCTATATGGCGTTAGATGACTCCAGAGACTCCATTCAAAGGATAAAATCAATGAATTTAGGGTGGTTTGCGTTTGATCAGATAGAAGAAATGACCGAAGCTACCTTTATCGCTGCTGCGGGTCAGATGCGTAGAAAAAACGCGATGCGTTGTTCTTTTCATACTTGCAATCCAGCAGGACATGACTGGGTATGGAAACGATGGAAAAAAGATAAGGAAAAACAAAATAAAAAGAAGGGTGGCTATAGGTTA